CTCGCTCAAAGAAAGTGGCCAGAGAGTTCCAAAAAATTCACCCTTGCCCGTCCACCGGATTACAGACTGGCGCTTGTCCAGGTTGGGCAAAAGACCATGTTATTCCGAGAGCATGTGGTGGAATAGATGCTGTCTGGAATATGCAATGGTTGCCAGATGATATTAAACATTCTGTTGGAGATCATGCCAAGGACAGCTTTGAGAGGAAGATTTATTCTTTACCAGATCTCCCACTGCCTAACTGCAAGTCTGTTAAAGTTGAATGAAGCCCTCAGACGTTGATATTCTCGAACAGCTGGCGGTAGCAGAAGCCCGATGGAGCTTCTATGCATACCGCCAGTACATTAACCCGAAACTGAAACTAGGTTGGTGGCAGCGAGAGAGTGCATATGAGCTGCAACGGTTCTATGAAGACCTGATAGCAGGGAAACGCCCGAGACTAATTATCGAAGCTCCCCCTCAACATGGTAAGAGTTTGCTTATTGTGGACTTCATATCCTGGCTAGCTGGCACGCACCCCGAACTCCGTACCATTTACACCTCTTTCAGCGAGCGCCTTGGAGTGCGTGCCAACTTAAGATTACAGCGCACATATGCTTCAGATAAATTCAAAAAGATTTTCCCAGATACTAAAACAGGGGCTACTGTCAATCGTGATTTGATTGAATACGAAGGTACAGATGGCTACTTCCGTAACACTACTGTTCGAGGTAGCATTACTGGTGAAGGTTTGGATCTTGGGGTTATAGACGATCCGATTAAAGGTCGTGAACAAGCTCGCAGTGCTACCGTACGTGATGCAACATGGGATTGGCTGACCGACGATTTTATGACCCGTTTTGCAGATGATGCAGGTCTGCTTATTATTTTAACTCGGTGGCACATTGATGACCCAGTCGGGCGCTTAAAAGAGATAGACCCTAACATTCGCTGCGTTTCACACCCTGCCATTGCCACAGAGGATGAACAGTTCCGTAAGAAGGGTGAGCCGCTTTTCCCCGAACATAAGAGTCTGGAATTCTTGCTGGGTATTAAGAAGATTATGGCGGCGTCTTCATGGGAGTCGTTGTATCAGCAGCGTCCGTTTATCGAGGATGGCGAATTCTTTAAGCCAGATATGATTCCAATTGTGGATGCTATCCCTGCAGGCATTAAACAGATTACCCGAGCGTGGGATCTGGCCGCAACCAAGGATGGAGGAGACTGGACTGTTGGATTTAAGTTTGGCAAACTACCAGACGGTCGTGGTATTATTCTGGATATAGTGAGATTCCAAAGAGGTCCGGATCAGGTTCGATTAGCGTTGAAAAATACCGCTGACTTAGATGGCAAGCAGGTTAAGATTAGAGGTCCACAAGATCCTGGCCAAGCCGGTAAAGATCAAGCTCAACAGTTGACTATGCTACTTACTGGTTATAAGGTAGAATTCAAAACGGTATCCGGAGACAAGACCATCCGAGCCGAAGGATTTGCCTCGCAAGCGAACGTGGGTAATGTGGTCATGTTGCGGGGATCCTGGAACCATGCTCTAATAGAAGAGCTGAGGTCTTTCCCGAACGGAGTACATGATGACCAGGTGGATGCTGGCTCCGATGCCTTCAATGACTTAATGGGATCACCTGACGTGTTATCGATGTGGGAGAAGTTGGGTAAATAGGGGTTGCCCCACTGAAAATCCTGACTTACAATTGCCTGGCAGTGAGAGCCGTAGGGATCGATCTCGGATTGTCCAAAGGGGGGCAAGTCGCAGGTTTGCGTCAAACCGAGCACCACCCAGCGCCGGTTCACTGCTTCAAATTTGAGGATCATAATGGCCAAACGTGACATTACAAAGACTGTAGACAAAGCCTTCGCAACCGACGAGGCTGCTCGTATTGCCGCCACAGTCAATGATTCGTTCACCAACTTCGCACAGAAGATGGGTGTCGGTGCAGACAACCCTCTTTCCACTTCTTCTTACGGCTTCAATCCAGTTACACGCGTTCGTACCTTGCTCGAATGGATCCATCGCGGCTCATGGGTAGGCGGAGTAGCGGTTGACGTAATTGCGGATGACATGACTCGCGAAGGAGTCGATCTGGAGGGTGAGCTCGACCCTGATGATATTTCCCGTTTGCACCGCGAAGCCAATCGACTAAACATCTGGGCACAGGTTCGCGATACTGTTGCCTGGTCGCGTCTTTATGGTGGATGTCTGGCTGTCATGTTGATAGACGGTCAGGATTCTTCCACTCCTCTGCGATTAGATACCATCGGCAAAGGCGATTTCAAAGGCTTGCTTGTTTTAGATCGTTGGATGGTTGAACCGTCCATGGGTGATCTGGTAACAGAATATGGTCCTCATTTAGGTCTGCCAAAATACTACAAAGTTACTGCGGATGCGCCAGCATTGCCCCGCATGAAGATTCATTATACTCGTTGTATTCGGTTGGAAGGCGTTCGCTTGCCCTATTGGCAACGGGTCATGGAAAACCTTTGGGGTATTTCTATCTATGAGCGTATATATGACCGTATGCAAGCCTTCGATTCTGCAACGACTGGTGCGGCTCAATTGGTTTACAAAGCATACATCCGGACTTACAAGATCAAGGATATGAAAGAGGTAGTTGCTGCCGGTGGTCCTGCTTTGGATGGCTTAGTTAAGTATACAGAAATGATGCGCCGCTTCCAAGGCATGGAAGGTATTACCTTAATGGACGCCGATGATGAGTTCGAAGGCCATTCACATACCGCCTTCTCTGGCCTGTCTGATGCCTTGACCCAGTTCGGCCAACAACTCTCCGGCGCGCTTCAAATCCCGCTAGTTAGATTGTTTGGCCAATCTCCGGCTGGCTTCAGCACCGGTGAAACAGACCTACGCAATTATTACGACAACGTCAAGACTCAGCAGGAGCGAGAACTTGGCGTACCACTAGTTACCGTTTTCCGTGCCTTGGCGGCATCTTGTGATATCAAACTTCCCGACGATTTCGGGGTAACCTTCCGATCATTGTGGCAACTGAGTGATACTGAAAAATCGACTATTGCTCAAACTACTTCCGGTTCGATCCTGGCTGCTGAAAGTGCTGGCGTGATTGATCGAGTTACTGCGCTTAAAGAGTTGAAACAGTCAAGTCGTGTTACTGGGGTGTTTACTAACATTACTAAAGAAATGATCGAAGAGGCAGAAGATGAAGGTGTGCCAAGTTCAGAAAGTTTAATTATTGACCCACCGGTTACTCCGCCTCCAAATAATACACCTCCTGCTGCTCCTACTCCGACTAAGGCGATGGATTCATCTCATTCCGATTCCAAGTTCGAAAAAATGTTAGAATCCATGAACAAGATGACTCATGATGCTTCGATTCGAGCATCTCTTACCATCAACGACTTAATGGCAGTAGTCAAATCATTTGCGAGCAGACCGGCACCGGCACCTGCTGCGCCTCAACCTATTAATGTGGCAGCACCGGTAGTTAATATGCCTCCCCCTGTTTTCAACATCAAGCAAGGGGACACCGCAGTCCATCTTCCTGAAGGTTGCATCAAGGTAAACAACCAGGTGAGCACACCTGAGGTTAAGTTTACCGCAGGGGATGTTCATGTTGGTGCCCCTGAAATTAAAATTCCGGATATAATTGTAAATGTGCCCAAACAGCCGCCTCCAGTTATTGAGGTAACCGTTCAGCCGGCTGAGGTGCAACTCCATACTCCGGCGCGGAAATCTGAGAGTACCGTTCAGCGGGACATGAGCGGTAATATACTTAAAACGACAACTATTGAAAAAGATATCGAGGAATAATCATGGCACTTATATCAACAAGCTGGCAAATCACAGTAGGTAAGACAATCAAATATATCGGCGCTGCACACGGCGTGTCTGGTGCCAACTATGTTACCGTGCTGGAATTGCACCGCTGGCTGCAAGACTTGGCCGATGATGGTACAATGTCTGCTGACGACTTCGTTGACATTACCGTGCCGAACCCAACGGACAAAAAGTTCGATACGATTATTCAATTATTGAATAGTTTTATATTGGATGAAACCGGCACGCCAGCAAATGAATATATCTACGGCGGCACGATTATTCAAGGCTCTGGTGGCACTGAGAAAATCTGGGACGGTATTTCAATCATTGCCAACCCCGGTGTTGTTGTGAACGTAATTCAAAATAACGTAGTTCTAGCTAATAAATTCTGGAATAACGTACCGTTCGGCACAGGCATTAACGGTATTAACCCTGATGCGGCAAACGGTCTTGCGATGCAGTTTATGGTCAACGTAAGAACATCAGGTGCGTATATCGACAATGCTTCACTGGTATTTACTACTCGTGAATGGGGTAAGACGTTCTCTGAATTTCGTATTCCTTCGACTGGTCGCGGCAAGAACTCCGTGCCATTGACCTATGCAGACGACCTGAACAACACCACGGCTATCGGCACAATCGCTGCGCTGGCTGACGTGACCAACATAACGGCTGGTATTAAGGCGCTGGACGTTGACAACAATACAGTTGTTGAGCAGTATTACTCAGAATGGAATCGTGGCGCGAACTCGATCAATACCTTCTATGAGCGTATTAAATGGCTTACCCGTAATGGTTATGTGACCACAATATATGGTCTGGCAGGCGAATTGTTCCGCGGTATTACGCACTCGGTAGCCTATACCGGGCAGGCAGGCGGTACATTTGTTCAGGGTGGCACAGCATTGTCATGGGGTACAGGTGCAACAGCTGGTACTGGCCAAATACTTGCCGATAAGGATGATGGCACAACCGGCACTCTTTATATCCAGTTACTAACAGGTGTTGCTCCTTCAGCCAATACAATGACACAAGGTGGTGTAACTGCTACAGCAAGCACCGTGACAGGTAGTGCCGTATCTACCCCAATGTGTGGAGCTTCTACTGGTTCTTCATTGGTTGGCGCGTATGGTTTTACACTAGAAACTGCCGATTTGTCAGTGAACGATAAAATTACAGCACTGGATGGTGTAACACGACAACCTCCAAACAACGTCACTTTCACTGTAAACGGCGTTGTTTCTGGTTGGAGAGTATTGGTTGCCCCTGAGAATGGCTCAGGTGGATTGCTTGAGTCCCAGCTTTCAAATACCAGTCTCCTGAATGGAGCGGCAGTAACTGCTGTTCAGGTTGACGAAACTATCCCTGCCAATACCCCAGCTTCTGGAACAATTCGTATCAAGCGTACTGATGGCCGGTTCACAAGTCACCCTTATTCAGCGGTGAATACGGGAACCAGAACCTTCACAATCACATCGCATAACTTCAGCACAAACACTGCTCCGATTGGTGCTGATATTTACATCGCCTACATTGACGCAGCGGCTTCAGGTACTTCAATCAACTTTAGCACGATTCAGTCCGGTGGTGCTCAAACCTTGTATGTTTCCGCACGTTTTGGAGGAACGGGTCCAGGTTACACAGATTCAATTAAACCTGCGGCCACAACCGGCTCCCTTGGAACCACGGGGGGTAGCGCGACAATTTCAAGCGTATCAGACGCATAAGATAAATGACCGCCTACACCCTAACCAAGCACACAAACATTCTAGATCTCACCGTAGCAGGTGGGTATTCTGCTCGCGCGTCTGCTGATACGATTGATACGGCGGGTTTTAACTTCACACAGGATTGTGATAACAGATACGGGCTTGGTGCTAATACTTCTGCGGTATGGGGTTCGCTCACGATCAACGCGACCAAAGGTGGGCAGTTAAATTTTGATGGCCGCTATGTGCGCATGATTCCGTTTAACACGGGGTCTGGCACGATTACGTTGGGCACTCAAATAACGGTAGGATCGGCAACTGGTTATGTCATTGGCATTTACGCTTCACTCATAACTGCTCCCGTTACTACTGCCGCTTCCGGCTGGATTAAAGTCACGGGCTGGAACTCAGTCGCATTCCCGACTTCTGGTTCTTACACGCAAGCAGGCTTCACTTTCACGATTACTGGCGCGTCTATCGTTGGATTTATCGAGGTAGTAGGTCAAGAGGCTGGAACGATCAACGCTAACCGTCTTGGCTCTGTAAACATCACCGGCGAATGGTACGAAGTTGGCACAACAAACGGCACGTCTAACCAGACGATGCAGATACCTAATAATGGATTAACTTGCTGGCATCCTGGCGTATTCATTGAAAAGACTGTGGGCGGTGGAGACTTTGAGTTCTACCCGAATGCAGGTGTGGCTACAACAACAGGTACAGAAGCAACTCGCGGTAAGTGTGTGTGGATTGATAACACCGGATTAGTGAGAATCGGTAACTCAGGTTCGGCGACTAACGGCTACACGCCTGCCACAGGGTTGAGAGTGGTTATTGGTAACGTGTTTTTTAATAACGCTGTTACTACCCTTACTGCAAACGTCATCCCGAACGCGACTATTGCAACACGCTATGACTTCACCTCATCGGGTGGCGGTGTGGTGAACATGGATAAATGCTCGATGATGTGGTACGCCTCATTCTCTCAGCCGTACTCAGTGCAGATTACGAACTCAGGATTTTCGGACGCGATTCTTTTATCTGAGTGCGCATCGCCTATTACATGGTCAAAGGTTGGGGTTGGAAATAAACCAACAACGGCATTGGCTATTTCACCATTAACGATGTCGCTGAACTATGCTGGCGGCACGATGACTGATTGTGTATGGAACCATGCTACCCATGCGGCAGCCGCTAACACAATAACATTTACCGACATTGCCGGATTCACATTCACTCGTAATACACTTCGAGCTAACGTCATTCGTGGCAATGCTTCGACTTTTGCAGTGAACGCGACAAGAGCTGTTAATTGCGATATGATTGACTGCCCGGTTATCCAAGGTGCGATTCAGCTAACAACATGTAACGACTTCAACACCTCTGGTTTAATTTATTGTGATGCGGTATCAGGCGTGACGGTAACGACCTATGCGATGTATGTCTGGTCTATTCTGACAAACACGATCAACTGCACGTTCGACGGGCTAACTCTGCCGATTGCGAATACTCCACCATATACAGCACTGTTAAACATCGGTGCGGCGGGTTGCTCTAACGTCAAACTGCGCAATATCGGAACTTATGCTTCACCACTTCCACTTGGATCAGTAACTGTATTTACTGGCGCGGTGTTATCTATTGTGGCTTCGGCTGCGGCGACTGATCTTAAAGTACAGCGTGTTTACACAGCTAACACTCGTTTGAATGGTATTTATTACGCCTCTTCTACAGCACCAGATAACTCAACAACACGGGTTCTCTTTGATAATGTCTTTACCGACTATGCAGATACTGCTGACTTAAGCAATATGCTGAATATGAAGCGCCGAGGTATTGGCGGAACTCCAGCACTAACGGCGGCGACAGCGATTTATGGAACACACTTCTTCGACTGCTATACTTCGACTACAGCAGGGCGTTTAGCGATCATCATGAATGAGCCGTCATCGCTGACGACTTCGCAAGTCACCCTAACAGGTGGTGCGGCATTTACCTCCGCTGGCGGCTTGTATATGCCTACCGTTGGCATGACGGCAACATTCGAAATGCCTGAATACATTATCGGGCATACCGCATTCCAAAACTCAGCGGGTATAATGGCAGGCGGCGTAGCGACAAACCACACCTACGAGTACGCGATTGATTTAAACAACGGCGCGGGATGGTCAACGCTGACCACTGCGAGTTACACAGCGACCTCGCTTGCAACTGCGCTCAGTGGCATTACTTTAAGCGCGGTGAACGGGTTTAAGTTGCGCCTTAAAATGACAACCGGCACAGCTAACACAACGGCGATTACTTCTTTCTACCTACTGACTTCAAGCACGACTACAACTCAGGCTTATCAATATCCGCTGGATATTGTTGATGTGTCTATCACAGTTAAGGATGCAAGCACCCTTGCGGCGATTCAGAATGCCCGTGTGCGCATAACTACTGATGTTGGTGGGTTTGTCATACTTGAGGGTCTAACAAATGCTTCTGGCGTTTTAACTGGAACCACACAATATGCCAGTCATGCCATTACGGGTACTGCAAGACGGGCAACAGTGGCTGGCGGCACACTATATAAAGCTGGTTCAATATCTGGAACAACTTCCAGCGCCGGCTTTTCCTCAACAATCTTACTAACCTCAGACGAATGATATGACAATTTCGGTCGATTGCTTGACTCGCACGGTAACCGTTCCCAAAGCGGACACGACTTTAATCCAGGCATCACCTGAGATTCGGGAGTTGAATAGCAACACGTTCAGACTTTGGCTGGCTGATTGGGCTGATGGTGAAGATGGTATCGCTATGCCATATCCATTCAATCACAATACAGAAGTGGTTATTGACGGACTTGCTTATGCGAGAACGATTGAAATTATCAATGGTTACACGATTACTTTTGAGGAGGGTGTTACACCTTGGGCGGTGAACATCGTTGGCAGCAACAACAACATCCACTCAAAGACAAACGTAAACCATGTTTCAGTGCGCCCGAATAACTCTGCTGGATTGGTAAACGTGAGAGCTGCTGAAGATGGCGCATTCGGCAAGGCGGTGATAGTTGACCTGCTAAATGGCACGGCTGGCACTGCATACCCAATCGGAACAAGCCAAAGCCCGAGCAATAACTTGCTCGACGCCAAAACAATAGCAAGCGTTCGAGGCTTCAAGCAGCTCACAATTCGAGGTGGCGCAACATTTGATACGGGCGATAATTTATCCGGCTTCGTAATTAGAGGTGAGAACGCAATCACGACTCAAGTGATGATTAACACCGGGGCGGACGTTACCGGCTGTCAGCTTGAGGATATGTTCATAATCGACTCTGTGCTGGACGGGTTCTCTTATCTAAAACATTGTTACATGAGTGGGATTAGTGGCGTTGAGGGTTTTATTGAAAGCAGTATATTAGCCCGCGATATAGGGCTTACCGGCACTCAGAGCACATACTTTGTGGATTGCAAGTCTGCTTGTGTTGGCCTTGGCACAACTGATTTGCCTGTTATTGATATGGCTGGAAGTGGTCGGCACCTGGCATTTAGAAATTGGTCTGGTCCGATTAAGATCAAAAACTCTACTGATTCAGCTAACTCAATCTGCTTTGACGTTGTTTCCGGCGCAACCATTACGATAGACTCAACCTGCACTGCTGGCGCAATAACTATTCGCGGCATTGCAAATATAGAGAATAACGGAACGATGACCGTCAGTTCATCTGCGCAGCTTGATAATACAAGCATTAGTGAGGCCGTTGCCACGCGAGCGGTAGATGGGTCGATCACAACAGAACAAGCTATGCGCGTAATGCTGGCCGCGCTTGCTGGTAAACGTACAGGACTTGGCACCGCGACTGAGCAGTATATGGGTCGTGACGGTGTAACACCACGTATCACTTTAACCCCAACGGATGCGGCTGGTAACGGTACGCCTGTGATCAATGGCGCTGCTTAAAGGTAGACTTTTTGCCGGTGCGCTGTTTGCCGGTGCTGCGTTAAGTGGACAAGGGGTAGTAATCCCTCCAGTGATTCCACCTACTTACGTGCCGATTTCAATGTATAGTGGTGGAGGGGGATTTGCCCGAGCACCTGAAATAAATCTAAAGCGCAAAAGAGAAGAAGAAGAGATGCTTCTATTCTTTATGAAATGATCATACTTAAGTAAAAATGTTGCGTAGGAAATGTCAACTCTGTATTATGGCGCAATATGTAAATCAATGACCATAAAAAGGATTCTCAAATGAAAAATACCCATGTGCATGTTCATGTTGGAACGAAAGATGGCGACAGAGAAGATTCTTCCAATATCACTTCTTTGAAAGGTGATTTGGTTCGGCTTGCTTCAAAAATATCCGCCTTAGGTTCTACCACTTCAAATCCACAGTTGAAAAAAGCCTGCAAAGGGGCAGAGCAGAAAGTGGATGAAGCACGGTCGTTTCTCCATGATGCCCAGTAAATGGTATGCAAAGAATTAATGACCGTAAGCCGAAGAACTTTAGACTGGCTCAACAACGGTTTTTAAAGAGCCGTAAAGCCGAGATCGAGTATGCCCGTAAGCTAAGGTCCATCGCGAAACAGGTTGGCCATATTGTGCAGGGATTCGCGCCCAATGGCATAGTTGGAAATCAGGAAGCCTTGTTATCCAGCTTAAAGAAGTATGCTGAAATGATTACCCCTTGGGCAAAGGTAGTTGCCAAGAGGATGTTGGACGATATTGCTCGGCGGGATGAATCCATGTGGTCAGAAATGGGCGAGCAGGTGGGTCGTAACCTTAAAGCCGAGATTATGATGACCCCGACTGGTACTTTGATGGCCGAGGCATTGAACGAGCAGGTAAAGCTGATTACCAGTTTACCGTTGGAAGCAGCGGAGCGGGTACATGGTCTAATTCTGACGGGTATGACAGATAGCACTCGCGCCAAGCAAGTGGCGGAGGATATAATGGCAACCAGCCAAGTGACCAAGAGCCGCGCCAATTTAATAGCTCGCACTGAGGTTTCTAGGGCGGCTACCGAGCTGACAAAGGCTCGGGCTACCCAAGTAGGGGTCACCCATTACATTTGGCGTACAAGCGGGGATAGTGATGTTAGGACCAGCCACAAAGCGATGAACGGTAAGGTAGTAGCGTTCAATACCCCGCCAGAAGTTGAACCAGGTAAGTTTTATCATGCAGGCAGTTTCCCGAACTGCCGCTGCTATGTTGAACCAATAATTTCAGAAGAGGACTAAAATGAAACCAACTATACATATCCATGTCAACGCACCTGCTGTTAAGACTCGGGATACCCAAAAGCCTTACGTTTCATCCACAAAAGAAGGCTGGGAAGTTCTCGGCAACAAAGGGCAGCTTGTTAAATCTTTCCCAAAGACGGAGGTCGGCAGAGCCGCTGCACGGAAATACTTGATGGAGAATTTCGAAAAGCTCACCAAAGATGCTTCACTATCCATCGGTGGCGGGATTACCAAGTTGTACAATTCCGCGGGGCAGGCATTCCAACCAACAAAAGATGCCCTCTCCCTAGCTGAAGCCGAACGCGAACTCAAAGCTGAATTGAAGCTCATCGAAGTCTTCAAGAAGTCCGGCAAACCTGTTCCGAAGGAAATGATCCAGCGTCAGAAGATGTTGGAGGAAGAAGTTGAGAAGCAGAAGTTTAAGACCGGTGATGCCATCGGTGAAACTTTTCCATCCCTCGCAGCCGCCAAAGCCAAAGTCGAAAGTCTGGCAGACAAAGGCATCCGTGCCAAGGTGAATCAAGAAGTGGATGAAGCTACAAAGAAGATGTACTTTGTCGTGGTGAGATTGCCCAGTGGTGATGCCTTCACCGAATACAACCCTCGTGAAGTGGCCAGACTGAAAAGTCAACTGTCAACACTGCAAACCCGTTACAATGCTATGGTATCCGGCAAGACTCCGTTGCGCGAACAAGTCAAAGTAAAAGAAGAGATACAAGCGATTGAAAAAGAACTCAAGGGTTTCCGCTCGTGAAAAAAGAACTCTTTGTTGGTGCTATCCTGTTTGTGGTAATCTGTTTTGGGCATCTGGGATCAACAATTAGTTGACTTGATGTACCCATTATGTATATGATGTCTTTGCCAAGAGGTTGCCAAGATTTGGTCTATCAACTTTATAAAGAAAAGGAAACACCATGAAGAAAATGTTTTTAGCACTAGCCCTGTTGTTCGTAACCTTAGGTGTTGCAATCGCTGCTCCAACTTATCCATTCTCAAACCCGACTTACATCCCCACCGCAGTTAGTGCCCCAGTCGCTTACACTGCTCCTGGCACCTACCTCTTTACAGCCAGCGGCATTTCAACTCTGTCCATGCGAATTACAGGTACATGTACCTCTTTGGCAGGGGTGTTGCAAGGCACTAACGATGATACCAACTGGTCTTCTTTGACATTGCATCCAGTAACTGCTTCTGCCACAGCAACCACCCCAGTCGTAGCAGTAGCTGCTGTCGGGTTTTGGCGGGCAAGTGTTGCAGGCTTTAAATCGGTACGGCTTAACATTACTGCATTGACAGCCACTTGCACGGTTGCCATGGCAGGTACACAAGCATACGGGTTAATGGAATAACCACGTGGCTACTCCGGCACGCAGACTGTTTCATACTGTTGAGCGCATCAGTGCAAGACAGAGCTTGACACAAGAAGGCTACTTACTTTGCGAAGGTGTCCCAATCGCCCGTACCGGCGAGATGCTTTACGGGGGATCAGAGTTGGAAGGGGCAGACGGCAAACCGGTTGTTACCCCAAACGATGAAGGTCTTGTACGTATTGCCAGAGACGCGGATGAAGTTTTCCGTGCTGAAACGATTGCCAGTTTCAATGGAAAATCAGTATCTGATGATCACCCCGAAGATGGCGCAATTGCTCCAAGCAATTGGCAAGAACGTACTGTTGGTATTGTGCTCAATCCTCGCAGAGGTGAAGGAGAACAGCACGATCTTTTGTTGGCGGACTTGTTGATTACGGTTCCCTCGGCAATTGAGGCAGTACGTTCTGGCAAGCGCGAAGTAAGTTGTGGTTATGAAGCGGACTACGAGGAGGTGGATGTCGGACAGGGTAGACAAAAGAACATAATTGGTAATCATGTAGCGTTAGTCGAATCGGGTCGCTGCGGCTGGCGTTGTGCTATCGGCGATCGTAAATTAGAGGAGAAACAAATGAGCAAGAAATTATCTTGGCTCGACCGTGCTAAAGCAGCTTTCCATTCGAAAGATGAAGAAGGCTTCAATAAGGCAATGGAAGAAGCTAAAACTGGTGACGAGCTGGGTAGTGAGGGTGAAGAAAATGAGCAGCATATTCATATTCATATGAATAGCAATGGATCAACTGATCCAGTTGTTCCAGCATTAGGTGACGAAGATCCTGAAATCAAGAACAATGACGACGATGAACTCGCTACTCATATTGCTCAGAACACAGCGGAGCACGAGGCTTTTGCTTCCCGCCTCGCTGCTATTGAAGAGCAATTAGGTATCGGCGCGACTGACGAGATGCCAAGTGAGGAGGTTGAAGATGCTTTGGAAGCCGAAGCTCCAGTGGGCACGGGTGACAAAGCTCGAAAGTCGACCGACTCTGCATACATGGCGGATAGCTACAAGAATACAGTTGCTCTTGCTGAAATCTTGGCACCTGGCATCAAAGTTCCGACATTCGACTTCTCGGCTAACCCGAAGAAAACCTTCAAGGATGTTTGCGGCCTACGCCGTCAAGCATTGGATGCAGCTTATGCTCATCAGGATACACGTAACATGATCGAAGACATTATGGGTAGTAAAACCATTAATTTCAAGAACATGTCGTGTGATGCAGTGCGTACGGTTTTCAAAGCCGCAGGCTCAATCAAACGTGCTTCCAACAACGATGCTGCTCG